GCGTTTGCATATTTAGTAATTCCTTCTGCAAATTCATCTTGGCTCAGACCATTATCATATGAGTAATTAGCCCACCAATCTAGTAGTTCGTTATCTACTGCAGATTCTTCATCTAATATCTCTGGTAATACATAATCCCCAACAGCATCAGGTCTTTGAGAAAATGCTTCTGTTTCCATTTCCTGCATTATAGTTGCACGTAATTCTTCTTCTCCTTTGCCAAGTTTACTTGACAATTCATCATACGACTTACGTAAATCCTCAGGTGTCTGAAACTTTTCAGGCAACCATTCAGGTCTTACAGCTTCTTCTACTTGGGCTTCTGCTTCAGCAGGTGCTTCACTTGTTGTTGTTTCTTCCATGATTTATCCTCTCTGCATGTTGAACTCTTTTGGCAATCAATGCCACTAAATATCTTTGTCCTTCTAAATGCCGTAACTCTTCATTAGATATATTTGAACCAGTTATTGCTTCTATAGTTATAGACTTAAGATATTGTAATGTAGCTAAACCACTCGGTGTGTTAAAGGTACTAGCTAAATCTAATGATATTTTTTCATCTTGATCTTTTGATCGGGGGTATCCATCAACCCCCAAGTGTTTGGATGCTTGGGTTTGCATTCGGGTCTATTCCTGTTTGTTGTTGCATCTGTTGTGCCATTTGTACCATACGTTGTCGTTCATTAACATCACGAATTAAATGGTCTGGCACACCAAATTTCTTGGCTAGATAGATTGCTGTTTCTTCTGAGGATACAAGGAGATTGATAACCTCAGGGCCAAAACGACCTGCTACCATTTCTAAGAATCTATCTAGGGATACAATGTCTTGATTTGATTGAGCCTGTGCCAGTGGAGATACGCTTTTAATTTTAACTTGTCTACCATTTACTGTTGGTATTTCTATTCTACCTTGTTTAGTAAGTAGGTATATAACTCTTTGTAATACTGGTTGTACCATTTCTGCTTGCAATCTACCAAATGCTGATCCTATCTTTCTTGATAGATCAGCCATACGTTCTGCTACTTCAGTTGCCGATGCAGGAGTTTTGTTTGGATCACCAAGCATGTCATTATATAATGCTCTCTTAATATTATTTCTCATATCGTTTAATACTAAGTTTGCTACATCAAAGTTACCTGCTGCTCTTATTGGTTGTAAACCTTGAGAGTTTGGTGCTTTAGGTATGACTGTGCCGGGCACTAAATTAATTGTATCTACATTAACTACACCATCATCATCCATTTGATAAATGCCTGATATAGCCATCTGTGCATTTTCTAATACTAATTCAATCGTCAGGTTTGCAGATTTAATTGCACTCAATGCATTGACTGCAGGGCCTCTACCATAAACTTCCCCACTTGCTTTACTCCATCTAAATGCAATAAATGGATTAGAGCCTACACCTGTATACTCTTCATTGAGAATAAGTTTTTTATCACCCATCTCAATAACCATATAACTATAACGTTCTTCATTTGGTTTGTCGTAAAGCTTACAAGATACCTCAAGTATCTTACATTTACTCTCTGGATACTTTTGTATCTTATCTAATGTTTGTTCTGAAAAAGCACCTCTTGGATATGCAACAGGTAAATCTGAATATTTCAATTCACGTTCTCTATATACATGATCAACTCTTCCATCAGGCCCAACATCTAATACTACATGTGGTAATGGTATAGAATGAAACCTTATTGGTTGAACTGCATCACCTTCGGTTACTGCAAGAACAGCAGTACCTAATGCAAGGTCTATAAAACATTCATGTATCTCTTGTGCAAAGTTTGAGGTTTGAATAATTTCAAAAACATAATCTGTGACTTCATCAAGCTTATTGTTTATTTCATCTGCTTCTTCTACGGGAACTTCACCACCTGCAACAAAATCTGCCCATCGTGCAAAGTTTGGCACAAGACCTGACTGCAATCTTGATGCAAACTCTTGCACACCAACTACTGCAGTCTCATCAAATATTCTATCATCTCTTCTTTGGCCGGGGGTATAGTTTTTAAATCCTTGTCTTTGTGGAAGACAATATTCAAATATCTCATCATAGAGTTCTTCAAACTCTCGTCTTATTGTTTTGGCTTTTTCATACTTAGCCATGAACCCTTGGGCTAAATCATGCATTATGAATACCTGTTATAAAAACCTATGCCGCCACCTGAACCAGTAAGTAATGATCTTCTGCCAGTACCTTTACGTCTTCTTGAAACTGTTTCTTCTAAAGCTTCCTGTTTCATTTCTGCAGTTTTAACTTGTTCTTTTGCTTTTTCTGATTCTCTTTCTTTTTCCAATTGAGGATCAGGTGCAGGTGTTTTTGGGCTACTGCTTGGTAAACACATATAAAACTCCTTTTCTTTTAGCCATAACCATAACATATAAATTACACAACGCACAAACGTTATAACCTAGCCCAAAGTCCTTGTCGTCTTTGTTGCTTTGGTTGCCTTGTAAATACGTCAAAATCCTTTCTTGCATTAAAAGCTTTTACTGCTTTGAACTGACCCATAACTTGCCTGCCCTCTCCAGACCCAAGCATTAAATATTGCAATGCATCATGTATATGAGAGAATCTATCTTTAGCAGGTTTGTCTTCGTATCTTTCTCCTGATACTTGCATACGTCTATAATGGTAGCCACCTTCAAAACCTTTGATTAATTCTTTACATCTAAAGTCAACAAGCATACCTGATTGCCCATCAACCATTCGCTGTAATGGTTGTGACACAGCCTCTAATCTCAAAGCAACATCATTACTATGAGTTGGTCTTGCTTTAAGACCTGCTCCTCTTAATATCTGAAAAGGTGTCGACTCATCTGTTTGTGCTCTGAAGTCTCCTGCAGGATCGCCAAATATATTCACATCACAGTTTGCATATCGTGTTGCAATCTCTGCTCTTAATAATTCTGCAAATCGAACAATGCCCATATCAAACGCAACTATTTCTTGCAGGATCAACCAACGACCTCTGACCTTTTGGCCAAAGACTGCCGCAGGTGTTAATCCAAAATCTAAACCTATAAATAATGGCTGACCATCAGCAACAGGTATTTCTTCTTTGGCAACATGAACATCTGCTCTAAACATATTATATACTGGCTTGCCATCTTGAATATGCCCAAGCCTATTCATAACATATACATCTATCCAACTTTTAGTTTTACCTTGAATTAAGTTAGGGTAATAACTCTTCATCATATTCTTTTGATTCTCAGCTTTTGGATTTGAATTATATTTTAAAACCAATCCCTCATCATCTTTTTCTTCTATCATAGCAGATGGTTGTATATAGAATTTCCAGTTGTCGGGTTTCACTAGCATCCTAGATTCTTCAGAACTTATGTGATCAGGTATAGGAACTTCGCCTGCCATGATCGGCCACCAGTGATCTTCCTCCGGTGCGTTAGTGTCTGCAATTACCCCAGTCCAAGTAGGGCCTCCATCTCTCATAGATGGGTATCTACCCACACGCATAGTACATGCATCAATGATTGACTTTGGAATTTCTCTTGCTTCGTTAATCCATATGCCAGTTAATTCTAATGAAAGAAGTTTCTTTACATCTTCAGGTCTGTCGAGTGCAAGGAATATAACTTCCAACTCCAAGTCACTTTTGGATATCTTGTGCGTATATGGAACTGACCAAGAGAACTTACCCCAATCTTCTTCTGGAAACCAATCCAACCAAGTTTTAATTGTGGTAGTACGAAGCTGAGGATTTGTGTTTCTGATGATCGCCCACCTACTTTTCCTTTTGCCATCTGGTGATTTCTCCTGCATTAATGCTCTTCTGAAAACTTCTACAGAACAAGCTACTGATTTTCCCGAACCTACTGGCCCTCTGATTCCCCTAAAAAAAGTGTCGTCTTTCATAAACGACTTACATACTTCTCCATCAGGTTTGTATTTAAAGTTGATCAACCTTCATATCCTTACCAACCTTCATCAGTTTTTCAACAACCTCAGGTGCAATAGCAGCAATCATTTTATCTGCTTCATAGTCTGTACAAAACTGTTCGGGGTAATGTTTGAAGTGTACTTTCTTTACAACAAATCTAAGTATGTCTCTGTCTTCTTTCTTAAGAGTGTGTAAAAAACTCATTGTTTCATCCTATGAATAAGATCGATAGCTTCTCGTTTTCTTTGCAATCTTTTTGGGCTGTTTAGATACTTGTTTACCTGCTCTAGTTGCCTT